AAACCTACAAAAAGAACCGCCATCTCGATAGCGGACTAACCGGATACTTTGAAAAAGGACACATTCCAATGAACAAGGGTAAGGCCTGGGGCGATTTCATGCCGAAAGAATCACAGGAGCGGAGTAGGAAGACTTGCTTTACCACGGGGCATGTCCCACATAACCATCTCCCAGTTGGCACCGTTGTAAAGACGACGGACGGGTACATGTCTAGAAAAATTAGGGAACCAAATGAATGGGAATACGTTCACCGGGCAACGTGGGAAAGGTACTACGGTCCAATTCCTGATGGAATGTGCGTAGTTTTTAAGGATGGGAATACAGAGAACTGTGACATCAATAACCTGATGCTGGTTACACGGGCAGAACATATAAGGCTAAATCAGAACCATCTCAGATACACTGAACCAGAGCTTACTGAAACAGGGCTTTTAATTGCTAAGGTTCTGACGACAGTAGGAAAACGAAAACATAAAAAGAAGGAGCAGAAATGATAAAAACATTAGAGGAATATCAAAGGCTCGGATTGGGTGATGATAGATTAAGAGGCAGCAGGCGTGGTACAAAAAGATGGACGAGGTGATAGAATGACGTTGAAAGAATTACCAGTCGGGTCAATAATAACCGACAAAAAGACAAAGTTTAACGGCAAGCCGATAGAGTGGCTTGTAGCAGACCATACAAAGTACGCTGACGGAACAGTTCTGCTCTCAAAGGACATACTTTGTTGCAGACCTTTTGACGAGCCGAAGGAATACTACGAAGATGAATATCGAAAGGAATACGGCTCAAACCGTTGGAGTACTTCTGACCTAAGAAAATGGCTAAATAATGAATTTTTTGGCAAAGCGTTTTCAAGTAGGCTTGCAGATATAGTTATTCCCGTCTCGAATGCGACGGTACTCTCAAGGCACGATAGAGAGCTTTGTGAAGTAGATAGAACCAAGGATACGGTATTTTTATTGTCTGATATCGAAATTAGCGGCAAAGTTTATGATGAGACACTGGAGCTTTTTAAGGGCGAAAGTAAAAAATACTTAACGGCAGAGTGCTGTCCCGGATTAACCTGGTGGTGGTGGCTCCGCTCTCCGTATGCCGGGTCCTCGTACTCTGCCCGCATCGTGGTCACGGATGGCTCGCTCGGCAACAGCACCGCTTTCTACGGCAACACTGGTGTGCGCCCCGCTTGTGCAATCTCCTCCTCTGCTCCGGTAAAGATAAGAAAGAGCGGCGGATACAGATTCGACTGGGAGAGGTGATTGAGTGAGCGGAAAGACAAGGTATGTCCTTACAAAATATGATATAAGAGGTACATGGGAGAAGACATTTGACCATTTAGGTGAAAAATTCAGTGCAAGCCATTCTGAAGAAGAAATAATGCTGCGGTCACATACCCTGAAGAATCTGAATGAGACTGTTATGGAACAGTATGAGAAGCCGATGATTGGAGCGCAGATTATAGTAGCAGAGGAAAGCAAAAAGGATCTTGTAAATGAGGATGAAGTCGATGAAGACTCAGTAACAGGCGAAGAAGAAATGGTATTAGCAAATCAGAAGAATCTTGTCGGTGATCTGTACACCGCGCTTGAAAAAGCAAAGGATGATTCTGGGGCCGATATGGTATCTGTTAATATCCTTGTTGGTGATGAAGCTATCACGGTGACAATAGAAAACACAGGTTATAAGAATAGTGAGGATATTCCTATGATGGGTAATCAGGAAGGAGAAAAGAAATGAACAAGCACATTATCATGGGGCGACTGACTAAGGATCCTGAAGTGAGGTATGGTGGATCACAAAATCTCTGTGTGGCCAGATTTACCCTGGCAGTCGACAGACGTTATAAGAGAGAAAATCAGCCTACTGCCGATTTTTTTCAGCTGACTGCATTTGGAAAGACCGGCGAATTTGTCGAGAAATACCTGCATAAAGGCACGAAAGTCCTTGCAGAGTGCGAGGTGCAGAATGACAACTATGAAGATAAAGATCATATCAAGAGGTACAGTTTCAAGTGGATCTGCAACTCAATAGAGTTTGCGGAAAGCAAGAAGTCACAGGAATCCAATAATGCAGCAGGCGATACCACCAGTAATAACCAGCAGGCTTCTGAAGAAAAAAATGATGATGGTTTTATGGATGTGCCAGATAGCATTGATGAAAAACTTCCATTCAATTAATGGCGAGGTGCTGTGATGAAAGTAGTGAAATCTTATAGATGCGAGATATGTGGTTCGATATACTGGGTTGAGAATGACGCAAGGGAATGTGAAGAAGCTCACAAGATACTCGATAATCATTCGATGAAAGCAGGATACCATCAGGCTGTTGGAAATGGCCGGAAGCTATTTACTAATCAGACTGGTACTCCTGATTATATCGTGATAAGAGATAAAGACGGTACACCGTGGAAGTATGATTATGCTGGAGAGTGCAAGGACCAGAAGGACAGATACGAATACGAATACAATATGTCAGATTAAAGGTAAGAAGGAATGAGTACAAAGAAAGCGGTCAGGCAGCACTTTTGAAGATACTAAAGGAGCACAAGAAAGGAATTCAGTCGGATGATGGATGCCAAAGACTATGCTAGGTAGCGATACTTGAGTAGCACAAACAAGGAAGGATGAAATGACAGATTTTTTATTATTCGCAATATTGATTGTAATACTTTTCAAGTGAGGTGAAAGATGTGGAGCGGAAGAGATACGACAGGGACAAACTGAAAGAGCTATTCAATCGTCCGAGGCGCATCAAATATCAGATATGTGCCATCAACTCGCAGATCACAAGCCTTGAGGATTGTTTGCTGCCCGGTGCTATCAGATATGATATAGACCGGGTTGACAGCTCACCGTCTGACAGGATGCCTCAGGTCATGGCAGAGATAGCTGACCTCCGTACAAAACAGAAGCGGCTTGAGGGGGAGCTGTTCGAGGCGCAGAAGCAGGTGAAGGACATCTGCGAGAGCATTGACGATGACCTTGAAAGGACAGTGCTTCTGATGCGGTTTATCGGATGTCAGACTTTTGAACAGATCGGACTGGCGCTGTCGTATGACAAGAGCGGAGCGTGGAGAGCTTATGACAGGGCCATGAAAAGCCTCACGAAGTAAACCCGCAACGAAGTCAACACGGATATGTGTTATTATGATATCGTGATAGTCGATGAGAATTAAGGCTATCACATAGCACAGTTGCTATTATTTATTTGAGGCAGGGAGACCTGCCTTGAAACAGAAATATAAAAGCATCAGGCTTTTACAGATTGTAAGAGCCCGGTGCTTTTTTAATGCACGGAGGGAAAATGCTGACCCACACATGCTTGAAATGCGGGCGGGTTTTACCCGTCGGGAAAAAGTGCGAGTGCATGAAGCGTGTGTACTCTGTTCCGACAGGAACGCGGAAAGGGTATCACACAAACAGATGGAGAAGATTAAGAGAGTCAGTGATGAATGCTTATGGATATAAGGACTTAGTCGCAGCAAGTGAAGGAAGGCTAGAACCGGCAGAGACAGTGCATCACATTGTACCGACAAGCGATGATCCTTCGCAGTTCTACTCGTTCGAGAATCTTATCCCGGTATCGAGGCACACACACGATGCCATACACGACAGGTACAGAGAAAGCGAACAAGCGAAGAGAGACGAGCAGGCGAGGCTAAGAGACATACTTCAAGTCTACCGCGAGACCCACTAGGGTGGGCCCCGGGGGCAGGCTAAAAGTTTCGCGAAAATTCACTAAGACCGCCGCCCCAGTTTTCTTCGTGAAAAATTCTAAAAACGCCCTTCTGGAGCTACAAGAAGTAATGTTTTGATAAAGCTATAAAAGGAGATGAACAGAGAGATGGCCAGACCTCGCAAACCATTGGAAAATCAGGCCGGACACGTTACCGTGAACTTTCAACAGGCACGTGCCAGAGCAGAGAGTAAAATGGCACCTTCAAAAAGAGATTCGTTGATGAAGGAACATCCTGATCTGATCAATGATGACGCAAGAAAACAGTGGGATGTGCTGGCAGGCTATCTTTCCGAAAACAACTTCTATGGTGATATAAATGTACCCGATGTTTTAGGGTACTGTAATGCTTATGCAATGTACCTGGATGCATGGAGAAAATTGAGCCGTGCGAGGAAACCTGAATATAAGGCAGCCTACATGGAACTGGTGAAGAAAGCGTCCGAAGAGATGACCCGATGCCAGAACAGAGGTGGATTTTCAGTTTCTACCAGGTTACAGATTGGAGACAAAGAAGCAAAGGACGAGAAGCAGGAGCTGAAAGACATATTCGGTCTTTAAGGCAGTGGTTATGTGAGTAAGAATGAAAATAAGAATAAGATTCTTGAAGAGCTGACAAGGTATGCGAGGTACTGCATCAGCGACAAACAAGTAACTGAATATGAGGATTACATCTCAGGAGTAAAGCACAAACAGGCTTGTTGGCGGTTCCTCGCTGATGTCAGAAGGAGTAAGAGCAAAAAATGCCCGTTCTGCTGGGATGAGCAAGAAGCCGAGAAAATCGTGAAGTGGTTTCACTGCCTGCATCATACAAAAGGTGAGTTGGCCGGGAAACCTATCGATCTGACTCTCTGGGAAAAGTTTTTTGTCTGCCAGATATACGGATGGAGAAATAAAGAAACAGAGAAAAGACGGTTTAAGAAATCTTTTATCGAAGTAGCGCGAAAAAACGCTAAGTCACAGATCGAGGCAGGCATTTCGCTTTATGAAATATCTGTTGTAGCCAAAGAGAATGGTGAGATTTCAGAAGCCTACACAGCCGGAACCAAGAGAGAACAGTCATCTATCGTATTCAATGAAGCCAGATTGATGCTTAAAGGATCGCCGCTGGAATCATTTTTTAAGGTCAAGCTAGGCTGTATTGAATGCAGAAGCACCGGCGGAATGCTTAAACCACTTTCGAAAGAAGATGGAAAGAGCGGAGATGGAACTAACCCGGCTTTACTGGTGCTCGATGAGTATCATCAGCATAAGACTACAGAGTTCTACGATTTGGGCATGGGGTCCAATTCGAAGGAACCACTGCTGATGATAATCACCACAGCCGGCGAAGATCTGACTTATCCTTGCTATACAGTCGAATATGACTACTGTAGCAAGATTCTGGATCCCGATGTGGATGTGGAGAACGATGAGTATTTCGTGGACATCTTGGAGCTGGATCCAGATGACTACGATGATATTTCCAAACTGGAAGATAGGCGGCTCTGGCATAAAGCTAATCCGATCAGGATGAGCTATGCTGCCGGTGTTGAGAAAATTGAAGGAGATTATGAAGTAGCAAAAGTACAGACGGATCACATGCCACATTTTCTGACTAAAGAGCTTAATGTCTGGGTACAGATGAAGAAAGATCAGTACATGGATATGGGAAAATGGTCGGAATGTGCCGTGGATGAATGTCCAATCAAGCTGGAAGGCGCTCCGGCTTATTGGGGATTTGATATGTCGGCAAAGATTGATCTAACATCTGTTGCGCTGGTGATTCCATATCAGAGCAAGGATGAAACAGATGATCTAGGAAAGCCTGTAGTGAAATATTGGTGCTTTACTCACTCATTTATACCAAACGAGATTAGTTTGAAGAACCATATCGCTACAGATCATGTGCCTTATGACGTGTGGGTACGTGAAGGATGGTTGACAGTCACAGATACAGACATTGTATCTCAGGCAGCTGTTATGAAATACGTCATTGATTATACGAATGAGCATAAATTGAGCTTACAGGCCTTTTGTTTTGACCCAGCTAACGCTTCTAAACTTGAGATGGACCTCAATATGATGTACGGTGGGTCTGTGAGAGTAGAAGAAGTCTACCAGTCAGCTAAATCTCAAAATGAGAGTACAAAAGGGCTGAGAGATGCAGTTTATGCAGGGAATGTGAGCCACGATAAGAACCCACTGATGAGCTATGCAATGTCAAATGCCATTGTAAAACATCAGGATGGACTTATCAAAATTGACAAAGGATCTACAAGAAAGAGAATTGATCCGGTTGATGCTACGCTGGACGCTTTTAAACTGGCAATGTATCACCGTTTTGATGCCGTTAATTTCTCTGACTATGTCGAGAAATTCCTCGCAGAACAGGAGCAGGCATGAACATTTTTACTAGATTTAAAAACTGGATAACGAAATCAGACGGTTCGACGGCATACACGACTACAGACCAGGCATTCCTGGAGGCCATGGGCATCGACCCAAAGAGTGAATCCATTCAGGAAGTGACATACTTCACCTGCCTTAAGGTCCTCGCTGAGACGATGGGTAAGCTTCCGCTTAAGCTTTATCAGTCTGAGCCGATGGGAGGACGGAGGAGGGCTGAGACCAAAGACGAGGGCCTTACAGCACTGTCTAACAGACCGAATCCGTACATGACACCGGCCACATTCTGGTCGACGGTAGAAGTTATGTGCCAGCACTACGGCAATGCCTACGTTCACATCGACCGTCAGTATGTCAAAAACGGCCGCTACGGTGGAAAGAGCATGACAAGCTACTGGATCATGGACTCCTCGTGTGTGACAGTCCTCATGGACGATGCAGGAATCTTCGGCAATGCAGGAAAGCTCTACTACAGATACTCGAATCCGGACACAGGAAAGCAGTACGTTTTTGATGCAGATGATGTGATGCACTTCAAGACGTGGCTCACCTGGGACGGAATAATCGGGAAATCGGTGCGTGACATCCTTAAGACCACGATAAAGGGCGCGAATGAGGCGCAGGGATATCTCAATAAGCTCTATGAAGGAGGGCTCACCGCTTCAAGCGTGCTTCAGTACACAGGCGAGCTCAACGATGAGATGAGGACAAAGCTTGAAAAGCACTACAACGATGTCCTGACAGGCAAAAAGAACGCCGGCAAGGTCGTTGCGCTGCCTGTAGGCCTCACCCTTTCACCGCTTAACATGAAGCTGACGGATTCACAGTTCTACGAGTTGAAGAAGTACACAGCCCTTCAGATCGCGGCAGCGTTCGGGGTGAAACCGAACCAGATAAACGACTATGAAAAGTCGAGCTATGCAAACTCAGAGAGCCAGCAGCTCGCTTTTTTGGTTGATACGATGCTTTTCAGGATAAACCAGTACGAGCAGGAAATAAACTGGAAGGTCCTGACCGATGAGCAGAGAGCGCAGGGGCTTTTCTTCAAGTTCAATGAGAGAGCGCTCTTAAGGACGAACTTCAATGACCAGATGAACGGCATTGTAAACGCCGTGCAGACTGGTATCTATACACCAAATGAAGGCAGAGCGTTAGTTGACCTTCCAGGCAAGGAAGGCGGCGACGTGCTCATAGTTAATGGTACTTACGTCCCACTTACGGATGTGGGCGCAGCGTACAGAAAGGACGAAGATGGCAACTCTTAAGATTAACGGGGACATTATTCCTTCGGACTATCAGGATATGTACGATTATTTTGAAATCGAGGGGACATCTCCAAGCAAAGTCCAGAAAGCAATTGATGCGTTGGAAAATGGTGAAAAGCTCACAGTTCAGATAAATTCACCCGGCGGTGTCGTGACCGCAGGACAGGAGATTTACACAATGCTCAGGGCACTCAGCGACGTGGAGATTCAGATCACAGGAATTGCTTGCTCAGCCGCTTCCATCATTGCGATGGCAGGTCCGTGCTATATGTCAGAACCGGCGATGATAATGATCCACAACGTGAGCTCACAGGCAGCAGGCGATTATCATGAGATGGAGAAGACCGCCGACACACTGAAGAGAATCAATAAAGCGCTTGCCAATGCCTACGAGGTTAAGACAGGCAAGAGCGAGGACGAAATCCTCAATATGATGGACGAAGAGACATGGCTCACTGCAAAAGATGCCATCGAGAATGGCTTTTCCGATGGCTATATTGAGAAGGCAGATGACAGCGCGATGCTCAATGCCTTTGGAACAGGATTGTCCATCACAAAAGAACAGATCGAAGCATTCCGGAAAAGGGAGTGTGAAGATAAAGCTAGAAAAGAAACACTTTTAAACGACCTGTACAAATACGGAGTCTAACAAGGAGGTAACATGAACAAGAAACTTTTAGAGCTGTTAAACAAGATTAACGGCAAAAAGGCAGAGGTTGCAAACCTCGCAGAGGCAGGAAAGCTCGATGATGCCGAGAAGGCAAAGGCAGAGCTTGTAGACATGCAGAAGCAGTTTGATATCCTCAAGGATGTGGTCGATGCTGAACCGCAGAACACAGTTCCGGTTGAGCCAGTAGCAAAGGTCCATGCAGTTGAGCCAAAGACTGATCCGGTTCACGACTTTGCAGACGCTGCAAGACATTTCTTCGTAAATGCTTCAAAGTCAAACAACGAGGGCGCAGGCGCAGACGGCGGCTACGTTGTCCCAGCCGACATCGTCACACGTATCAACAAGTTCAAAGAGGCTGAGTTCGACCTGACAAAGTTTGTCGATGTCGAGAACGTATCAACAAACTCAGGGCGCAGAACATACCAGACAAGAGCGCAGCTCACTGGATTCTCCAAGGTTTCTGAAGCAGGTGCAATCGCGCAGGTCGATGGACCACAGTTCTCAGTGTTAAGCTACACAATCCAGAAGTATGCTGGATTCTTCCCAGTTACCAACGAGCTCCTCGCTGACTCTGACCAGAACATCACAAGCGTGCTCACACAGTGGATCGCAAGACAGGACGTTGCAACTCGTAACGCCGCAATCCTTGCTATCCTTCAGAGCATCTCAAAGACAGCAATCGCTGATGTCAACGCCATCAAGAAGGCTGTCAATGTAACCCTTGGCTCTAAGTTCGCCGGTTCTGTAGCAATCTACACCAATGACGACGGACTCAACTACCTTGATACACAGTTCGTTGATAAGAACGGCAGAAGCCTTCTTACACCGGACCTTCAGACACCGATGCAGATGGTATTTGCAGCAGGCGCTCAGAAACTCCCTGTACGTGTTATCCCTAACGAGATCCTCGCTACCGATACCACAACAACAAGCGGCTCTTCTATTATCCCTCTCTTTATTGGAGACATGAAGGAAGCTGTTAAGCTTTTTGACCGCCAGAAGGTAACTATCGCAAGCTCAAATCAGGCAGTTGCAGGCAATTTCAACGCTTACGATCAGGATATGACACTCTTCCGTGCCATCGACCGCTTCGACGTTGAGGCTAAGGATTCAGCCGCTATGGTTTACGGCCAGATCACAGTCAAGAACTCATAAAGTGAGGTGATTCCATGGCATTCACTCTTAAAGATGTAAAAGATTATCTGAGGGTTGATGATGACTCGGACGATGACCAGATCAGCGAGATGATGGAAGACGCAAAGGCCTTCGTCATGAATGCCGTGGGAGTTTTTGTCGAGGATGACCCTCAGATGGTTATGCTTGCGAAGGCTTACACGCAGAACCGATACGACCACAGGGCACTGATGCAGTCCGACCAGCAGCAGAAAAAGACGATTGAGTACACGTTCCGCTCGACCATCTTACAGCTTCAGATGAAGTATATGGGGGCTGAGTCATGAGCCTTGTAACTGGCATCGACCCAGGACGGCTGAAGAAGAAAGTAGACATCTACAGGTATAAGGAAGTAGCGGACGAGGATGGGAACGCGACAAACGTCCTTGCCTACTACAAGACCGTACATGCTGAGATAAGGCCGACTCGCGGAGACGAACGCAAAGAATACTTCGCGGTCTACGGCGAGCAGACCTACAAGGTCACGATGCGCTGGTGCGACCTGCGGAGTGATGATGTGATCATCTACAACAGCAAGCGTGGGCGGTTACAGCTTAAGGTAACCGGAACACCGTCTGATGTGTTGGAAGACCACTACATCATCGAAGCTTGGTGTACGTTGTACGAGAACCACGAGGCAAAGGAGGAAGAGGACGATGGCTGATAAATTTCGTGTCGAGATTGAAGGCCTTGAAGACCTCCGCTCCAAGATGGAAAAATGCGCCGAGGACTTTCCGGATCAGGCAAATCTGGCGATGAAACGCTGTGCCGCCGACTGGCGTAAAGACGTGAACGCAAAGATGCCTTCGAGCTACTCGACGGGCAAAAAGCCGATACCGAAAAACTGGAAATCTGAGTACACCCGTAACCAGTACCAGGTGATCGACTCAGTGACCGTCTACAACAAAGCGCCACACTGGCATCTCGTAGAGAACGGTCACCGTAAATTTGACTTCCATGGCCACGATACAGGCGGTTTTGTTCCAGGAAAACACTATGCCACTGATACCAACGACGAGTGGGAGGACAAGTTTCCGGAAGAGATAAACAACCAGCTTGATAAAGTACTAGCGGAGGCAGGATTTTCATGAAGCGAGCGACCAAAAGAGACATTATCCGCCGGATGAATAGGATCCTGAATACGGAATGGCCAAAAATACATACTCTTGCAAAAGCGGAGGACTGCGATAAGGCAGTACCCCCGTATTTTGTTGTTGAAGTTCTTGAAAAACCGGCAAAAAAAGAGCTTAACCTGTGGTTCTACGACTACACGGTCATAGTCACATATAACCCGAAGGTCTTCGACCAGAGGAAGCAGCTCGATATGGCTGACAGGATTGAGGAGCTTGTTGGTATGATTTTTTCGGCCAATGGCCGGAATCTCACCGTCGAAGAATGGGAAAGCGAATTTCTCGACATAAAACTTACACAATGCCGTTTTCGGCTCAGAGAAACAGTGAACGCAGTCAAGGCTGAGGTTGAACCTCTGATGGAAGACCTTGACGCTCAGATAAAAGGAGGCACAAATGAGTAAACTCACAATGCCTGTACTCTCCATTCTCTTTAAGGAGAAAGCAGCCACCCTTATTGCAAGGGGTGAGCGTGGGATTGTCGCTCTTATCACTCACGGAACAAAGGATCCGTACACTGTAAGAAGCATTTCAGACATCCCGGAGGACGAGACAGACGAGAACAAAGGCTTTTTAGAGGACATCCTTAAGGGCTATCAGAATGCACCGAACAAGATTCTGGTGTATGAGATCGCTGGAAAGACTTCTAACGATACCACTACATACGACTATACAGACTCTCTTAAGTGGGGGCAGACAGCCAAGTTCCAGTGGCTCGTTGCTCCGTACTGCGAGGACGACAAGACGACTGAGAACATCGCTACATGGGTCAAGGGTGAGAGGGCCAATGATCACATGGTAAAGGCAGTGCTTCCAGGCTCAACAAAGCCTGACTACGAGGGCATCGTTTGGTGGAACACAATCCTTTATAAGGACAGCACCACAGACGGAGTCACAACCCGCACCGAGTGCAAGCCGGCTTATACCGCTCCACGTATCGCCGGACTTATCGCCGGCACCTCGATGACCATAGCCGCCACATATGCGCCGCTGAACGAGTTCTCCGACTGCGAGCGTAGGACTAAGGACGAAATGGACGACCTCATCGGACAGGGCCAGCTCATCGCCTTCTGGGACGGCGAGAAGGTCAAGCTCTCAAGAGCTGTGACATCTCTTGTCACTACTACACAGGATAAGGGCGAGAGCTTCCAGAAGATAAAGCTTGTCGAGGATATGGATATGATCAAGGACGACCTGACCACAACCATCCAGGACAGCTATATTGGAAAGTACGCTAACTCCTACGACAACAAGGTCCTTCTCATGCAGGCCATCAAGTCCTACTACGATGGACTCCGTATCAACGGTATCATCCAGAGCGGCTCAGTATCGATCAACATTGACAAGCAGAGGATCTATCTCGAAGGACTTGGAAAAGATGTCGTTGTCAATAACCTTACAGGTGAGACAAAGAAACCTACCGAGTGCTCAGACGATGAGATCAAGATGGCAAACACCGGAAGTCACGTTTTCCTGACGTGCAAAGTACAGCTGCTTGATGTTATGGAAGACATCGACATTATCATCAACGTATAAGGAGGCGCAAGATGGCTAACAAGACAGAATTCGAGGGCAAGACCACTCGTAACGGCACATGGCTTGAAGTTTGGATCAACGACGAGTACTGCGCCGAGGTCGAGTCCTTCAAGATTGAGGTGAATATCACCTATACAGATGTAAACAAGGCTCGCAGTCTTATGGCTGACAAGAAGATGACAAAGCTTGACGGCAAAGTCACCATCAAAACTCATAAGACAAGAGATTCACTCCAGCACTACATCATGGAAGAGGTAAAGAAGGGCAAGGTCCCAATCCTCTCCGTGGTAGGCAAGGTCGACGATCCGGACAGCGACGGTATTGTAGACGTAGCATGCAAGAAGTGCTACCCGAACAAAGCCACACTCCTCGATGCTGAGGTAGGAAAGCTCGCTGAGGAGTCAATCGAGTGCGATATGGGTGAGCTCCCAGACTTCATCGACTACGTAGCGTAAACGCACGGGACAGGCTTCGGCCTGTCCTTTTTTTGAAAGGAAATGAACAATGGCAGAAAAGATTTTAAGTTTTAAAGACCTTTTAGAGGACGATATCAAGCATATCAAGGAAATTCCGGAAGCTACAGTCAAGCTTGATGTGCTCTCAGACAAGCTGGGGAAAGATGTCTATGTCAAAGTAAAAGGAATCCGGAACAGCGAGTATGCAAAGCTTGCAAGCACATACTCAGGCGATGATGACAGTGCCACATACGAAAACAGCATGATGGTCATCCTAAACGGCGTCGTAGAGCCGGACCTGCACGACAAGGACGCTCGTGACAGATTCGGGGCAAGGACACCTAAGGAATTCGCCGAGATGATCATACAAGGCTCAGATGTGGGCAAGGTGTCAACTAAAATCGCCTCACTGTCAGGACTTCTCGATAAAAACGGTAATTTCAGAGACCTGGAAGGCGAAGCAAAAAACTGATAAATACGGACGGTGATATCCAGGCGATGTACTGGCTCTTTAGAAAACATCATTGGAGACCGTCCGTATATATAACTATGACCGAATCCGAGCGCCAGACGGTGAGAGCCTTTATAAGGCAGGAGGCTGAGGACATAGAAAAGATGAACAAGGAAATTGAGGAGGCCGCACGTGGGTAGTAAGAATCTCGATGTGAGAATGACCTTTATAGATCAGTTCACATCCGGCTTTAACAAGTCAATAAAAGCAATGACCAATGGCTCGAAGGCCTCACAGAAAGTCTGGAAGGGCGTCCAGAAGTCAGGCGATGCGATAGCTTCGGTCGGCACAAAGCTGACAGCGGGTGTGACAGCGCCTATTGCGGCGCTAGGCACCGCAGCTGTGAAAAACTATGGCGATGTAGATAAACAGCTGAGACTAGTCCAGCAGACCATGGGTAGCACTCCAAAGCAGGCAAAACAGCTTGAAAAAGCAGTTAAATCAGCCGCCTCAGCTTCCGTCTACTCAATGCAGGATGCGGCTGATGCTTCCTTAAACTTTGCCCGACAGGGTTTTAATGCAAAGGAAGCGGCAAATATGTTGGCACCAGCCTTAAACCTTGCGGCGGGCACCGGCACAGACCTCTCAGCAGTAACTGCCGGACTTGGCAATACCATGAAGGCATTCGGTGCAAGTTCAAAAGAGGCGAGCCACTATTCAGACATGTTCGCAAAGGCACAGGCGCAGGCTAACACCGACGCGCAGGGCCTTTTTGATGCCATGGGTATTGCCGGATCTACGGCCAAGACAGTCGGATGGTCTTTTTCAGACCTTGCGACACTGACAGGCGTTTTCGGTGATCATAGTGTATCGGCGTCTGAAGGTGCCACAGCTCTTAATACAGGACTTATGAGGCTTGCCTCACCGGCAAAACAGGGCGCTACAGCCATGAAGAGCCTTGGTATCAACGCCTTTGACGCTAAGGGAAAGCTCAAAGATATGCCGTCCCTTATGCAGGAGCTCAACTCGAAGTTCTCAGGACTGTCTCAGCAGGAAAAACTTGCGGCCGCATCTGCTATCTTCGGTAAGCAGCAGGCTTCGAAGTGGCTGACCCTTATCGGCGAGTCACCGTCTAAGTTCTCAAAGATGAAAAATGCCATCGATGGAACAAACGGCATGGCTAAAAGCATGTCAGATGCTTTGATGAACGGCGTCGGCGGTTCAATCGAGAAATTGGAGTCAACATTCGATGTCTTCAAGTACAACATCGGACAGGTGGCAGGCGGAGCGATAAAAGGATTTATCGATAAGATAACGGCTCTTATGGATAAATTCAACAATATGGATGACGCCCAGAAGAAACAGATTCTTAAATGGGCTGCTATGGCTGCCGCAGTCGGTCCCGTTCTTACTGTATTCGGTAAGACTATCTCAGTGATAGGCGGAGTCGGACAGAAATTCAGTGCCCTTAAGGGCATCATGAATGGTGTCATGGCTGCTACCGGAAGCGGCGGCGGCATATTCGGAAAGCTCTTAGGTGGCGCTGGTGCTATGGGTGGCGGTGCGTCAAAGCTGACAGGTCTTATGTCAAAGATACCCGGAATCGGGAGACTTTTCAGTAGCCTGAGCGCAAAACTTGCCGCACCAACCAAAGGATTCAAGCTTATGAGAGTCGCGATCGCAGGGATTACTTCACCACTTGGTATAGTCATCGTAGCAATCGGCCTCGCAGTTGCGGCCTTCGTAGCGATAAAGACCCACATGGGCGCATTCCGCAAGGGTATGGCCGCAAGTAACCCGGCTATAAAGAGACTCAAGAAATCTTTCAGTGCCTTACAGGCGCAGATGAAACCGATTATGCCGGTACTTAAGAAAATTGGTAAGGTATTCACTGAAGTCTTTTCCGGTGTGATCATTTCTGCGGTAACCGGAGCCGTGAACATCGTTATCAACGCTATTGACACAGTTATCAATGTGATAACCGGTATCGTAAAGTATATCAAAGGCGTTGTAAAGCTTATAAAAGCCATATTCACAGGCGATTGGAAGGGCGCATTTGACGCAGGAAAAGAGATCGTAGATGGATTCGTCCAGGCAGTCACAGCGCCTATAAAAGGTATCGTGAACACTGTCAAGGGCGTCGGCAAAGCGATAAAAGGAGTCTTCTCTAAGATCAAGCTGCCCCACTTCTCGTCTGGCGGTGTCATACCGCATAAGGCAGTTGGCGATTCCAACTGGTCCGGCGGTCTCGTACAGGTGCATGAGCGCGGCGGTGAGATCATGGACCTTCCGGGCGGTACTAGGATATACCCTCATGACGAGTCAGTCATGATGGCACGCAAGGAAGGCACGAGGAGCATCAACATCGCAAAGCTCGCTGACTCGATAGTAGTAAGAGAAGAAGCGGACATCGATAAGATCACAGACAAGCTTGTCCGTAAGATGGAACTCGCGGAGGCAAATGCTTATGCCTAAGATAATAATCTCCCAGGGAAAAACAAAGGTCACTCTCCCCGTTTTACCAGCGGGGTGGAGCGAATCTTCCAAACAGGGTAATACATCGGTAAACATTAACAGTATCGGAGAGCATACGCTTATAGGAAAGAGGAATCTGAGAGAGATTTCTTTTTCTTCTTTTTTTCCGAAAGATACGGACCTTTATAATGCTGACTATACCCCGAAAGAATACAAAGAAAAGATTGAGAAGATGAAGCGCAAGGGCGTGGTCAAACTGCATCTGATGGACATCTACACGATATTCGCCACGATAGAGCAGTTTGATACTTCCGAGGATGAGAACGACCCGACGGGCGACATGCACTATACGATATCTCTTAAAGAGTACAAGTACATAACCACGAAGGTCAAATCCACAAAGAAAAAATCATCCAAAAAGAGGAAGGTCAAGACCTCGAAAGCTGCACGGCATACCCAGAGCGCAAAGACCGGTAATTACACGATAAAGAGGGGCGACAGCCTGTCAACAATAGCCAAGAAGGTCTACGGCGACTCATCCCAGTGGAAGAAAATCTACAATGCCAATAAATCAACGATAGGAAGCAATCCGAATCGTATTTACGCAGGAAAGAAGCTGGTGATCCCATGACACCGACATGCTATCTGATAAAAAACCCCTCAGGGAAAAAATATAATCTTACCCAGGCATCATCAACTTTTGACTGGGGCGGAAGCACAGACAGTGTGGCACGTACTTTGGATATTGGCTATCTTAACGCGCCGTATGACCCAGTACTGCGAAAGCTTCCATCAGTCGCCTGTGGCGACTATGTGATATTCAAGTATGACAAAAAAGAGCGATTTTACGGTCGTGTCTACTCCATAGAGAAGACATCTGAGGCAGGGACCGTGACGATCCACTGCATAGACAACAGCCAGTTCTTATTGAAGAATACCGCTAACAGGGTCTTCAAGGGCACGACAGCCGAGGCGATAGTTAAAAAGCTGTGCGCTGAGTTCGGTATGCCGACAGGCTCCATTGCTTCGACAGGTATCAACATCAAAAAATTGCTATGCAAAGAGGATACAATCATCGATATGATCATGAAGGCATATACCATTGCCCACAAGAGCAGCGGCAAAAAGTATATGCCGCTCATGAGGGGCAGGAAGTTCTGCATAATTGAAAAGGGAAAGGTGGTTAGCGGATTCACTGCTTCAGAGGCTACCAATATCACGAGTTCCTCATATACGATGAGCACCGAGGATATAGTCGATAAGGTCGTTGCGTACAACGACAAAGGGAAGAAGGTTGGAGTCTTTAAGAACGCAGCCAACATGAAGAAATACGGAACATTCCAGACAGTCTATAACAAAGAGGACGGTGTGTCCATTTCAAGCGGAGCGAAAGCGCTCCTCGCAGGTCCTTCACAGTCACTCTCCCTTGAATGTATTGGGGATATCAGCTGTATTTCCGGCTACGGGATAAAGGTATCTGACAAGGCGACAGGGCGCAGCGGTAAGTACTGGATAAAGACCGACACACACCATTTTGAAAACGGCGTGCACACGATGTCGCTTGAACTTGAATTTAAGAACATCATGTCAACAGTTGCAAACGACGACAAGGAGGGCTCATGAAGACGGCCACAGATTTACTCATGTTAATGAGGAGGCAGGGGCAGACAGCCGCCAAAGCGAGCTCTGATGTCCCTGATGTACCTTTAAGGGCGACAATGACAGGGCCTAAGTCATGCCGGGCGAAGGGCTTCAACGAAGACTTCACTGAGGACGACCTTATATTCCATCAGAGAGACCTTGAGGACTCAGTCGTAAAGGTCGAGGAAGGAAGCTCCGGCCTGTCAGACGAAGACCACTATTTTACTACGATATCCCACCCGACGCATGTGGGTACTCATGTCTTTTCAATATCGTATAACAGAAAACTCAAAAAGGGTGACGAAGTTATATTGATACCAGTTGGGGATAAATTTTTAGTAGAAGGGAGGGTTGAGGGTTGAGCTTATTACCGAATTTTGACGGAATGGACGACGAGATTGAGGAGAATGGAGACCTTGACGAAAACGGCAACGAAGTCTACGACCTGCCGAGAGAATACGGGATAAATTTCGAGACCGGGCAGCTTACTGGTGAAATCGTCGAAGGCATTGAGGCAGTCAAAGTGTGGATATGGCTTGCCTTGAAAACGCCCCGATACCGCTTTGCTATCCATGATTGGGACTACGGCCTTGACCTAGAGGAATATGTAGGTCAGACCCTTACCCAGGAATTTATAGATACGGACATAAAAAAGGAAGTCGAGGACTGTATGTACGTAAACCCGTGGATCACAGATGTTACGGACTGGGACTCATCAATGGAAGGAAATAAGCTTCACATCAGGTTTACTGCTGTAACAGACTTTGGAGAAACGGAGGTGGACGAATTTGTATGAGGATATAACCCACGACACACTGCTTGAGGATATGCAGGATGAGGTTGAGAGCGATGTAGATGTAACCGACGGTTCTCTGGCTCACAATGAGATGAGCGCTACGGCCTATGAGCTTGAAAAACTCTATCGACATACCGATTATCTGACTACGGAGCTCGATCCGGAACAGGCCGATTTTGATGGAATGGTTTTGCTGGCAAAGCAGAGGTACCTGTCACCGAGACAACCGACCTGTGCAATCGGAAAAATGACCTGCATTCCGGCAGTTTCAACCGGCATTCGCTTTTCTATCGGCGAGTATACATACAGCGTGAGCAAAGACCTTGGAAGCAACACATACGAGTGCACATGCGAGCAGTCAGGCAGCGGTCCTAACAATACCATCGGCGACATGGATCCGATTGATTATATTGATAATTTCGAGAGTGCCAAGCTGATAGAAATCACAACAAAGGGGCAGGACCTAGAAACAAAAGATGAATTGTATCAGAGATACATTGCCAACCTTCACGCTGATAGTTTTGGAGGCAATATCTCAGCATACGATGCATGGTGCTTAAATCATGACGGCGTAGGCGGAATAAGGGTATATCCTGCATGGAAGGGCGGCTCTACTGTCCTTCTGGTATTACTCGATTCTGACCATAAACCGGTTACAGAGACCTTCTGTGACAATCTCCTGAAAGAGATATGCCCGGAGCCTTACAGAGGCAAAGGGATGGCTCCTATCGGAGCTGACGTGACAATCCAGCCTGCTGAGGCAGTGATGTGTAATATCACAGGAACATTCGCGTTTGAAGATGGTGTGACAATGGCCAGTGTAAACACAGCTTTGAAAGAAGCGGCCGATAAGTATCTGGCAACCATCAGATCAGCGTGGAGTGGCGGAGACAATGAAACTAAAACAACTGTCTATGCGTCAAGGCTTCTCACAGCACTTCTTGATGTGGCTGGTGTAGTGGACGTGCTTGATATGAAGATAAACGGATCCTCCGGGAACCTGTCTCTGGAATGGGACCAGGTACCGGTGATCGGGGAGGTATCGGATGGAAAGTCATGAGACAAAACTGAAGGAATACCTTCCGGAGTTCATCTACAATATTAAAGACATAGGTGTTTCCGCTGAAGCCATTGATACTCAGATAAAAAAGGTATGGTATGCACTAAACAAGGCTTATGCCAATGCTTTTATATCGACAGCTGATGAAGACGGTATCAAGGTATTTGAGAAGACATTAGGTATAACGCCGGATCCAGGTGAATCACTTGAAGACCGGCGCGAATACGCCCTGATGATGTGGAATTACTCGATCCCGTTTACAGAGAACTACCTGAAAGAATATCTGGCAGGGGTCTATGGTGAAGATGGGTACACGTACTCAAAGAATGCATCGAAATCAGAGATTTATGTGACAGTCGATTCCTACGATGAGAATAAGACGGAACGAACAAAGAAAGTGCTACGGCACATGATTCCGGCTCACGAATTTCTTCAGATAATCGCTTCGATTCCAAGAAATTTTGATAATGTGATCTACGCCAGTGCTATCACATTTACAGAAGAAGAAAAGGCTCCTGACATCTATGAAGGATATTCAGTTGAAAGAAGTCTTGATATTACCGGTTATGCCGGGATTATAAACTACAACCTTAGAGAAAGTGAGGTTAAACAGAGTGAGTGAATTTGGAAAAGCTGTTCTTACGGCAGCAGGCTTTAAATTACTGAATGATGCAGTATCCGGTAAGTCAAGGCTTGAATTTACCAGGATAGCATTAGGAGATGGAGCGTACACTGATGAGCAGAAAACACCGGCTGCATTACAGACGATGACAGCCTTGAGGTCGGAGAAACAGAGCTATCCCATCACATCAAAATCAGCTGTAAGTGATAAGGCGGTGAAACTCACAGCCCTTCTCACAAACTGGGATCAAGTGACAGGCGAAGCTCTTGTGACAGAAGGATTCCACCAGAATGAAATAGGCCTTTTCTGCAAGGCAATCGGTGATGACACGTCTGAGGTGCTTTATTCGGTGGCTGTTGCCGATGATGGAACGATAATGCCAGCATTCAATGGCAAAAATCCGACACAGATCAGGCAGAGCTTTGTGGTATCGGTAGATAATACCGACAACATCACGGTCAAGATAAGCCCTGGATACATCGTTGATGATAAGCTGGATTCAGAATCAGTCAATCCTGTACAGAATAAGGTCATCACGGCTGAGATCACTGCTTTGAAAGCCAAAGATGATGAAATGGGCCAGAATATCACGGTCCTGCTCACAGCCGTCACCCTCTTAAAGGGTTCTGCAATCAATGGCACGTCCGGGAACGTGGTTGTCGAGACCTTCGATGATGCAAACAGCTATGTGATGGTTTCTGGCCAGTACGACAAGGCCAACAAGAGATTGTATGCATGAGCACAAGGGTTGCAGACAGGAACGAAGGCGACCTTCTTGTAGTCGTAAAGGCTAAACAGATGGCTGCTCACACGTTCCGCATAACTGGAAATGAAAAGAATTTTCCAAAGAGGTATAAGTTCACACTGACCGACAAGATCGTAAACAAATCTTTTGACATATACACTTTGCTGTATGAGGCGCAGGAGATGTATCCTCACAGCAAGCGTGAGTATGAAGACAGACTCTATCGGATAAGGCTTGCGATGGCATACTGCCGCAGTCTGATGAGCATGATCGAGATTGCAAAAGAAGCACTCGATCTTGACATGAAATCCGTGAGGTACTGGGTCGGCCTCATCATAGAGGTGAGGAAGCTGGGTATCAAGTGGATAGAGAAGACAGTCGAACAGAATCGAGGAAAATTTAAGTAAAAGAATATGGGGTATATTCTGTATTAGATACACCATCCTGGGTGGCTCCGCTCTCCGAATGCCGGGAACTCGAACAATGCCCGCATCGTGAACACGGATGGCTCGCTCAACAACAACAACGCTTACAACGGCAACAATGGTGTGCGCCCCGATTGGGTGGATAGTCAGACAGAGTAAGATGATACGTCATCGGAAATCAGTACACCACCACACAAGGAGAGTATATCCCAGTCCGAAAAGGACGAATACATGGATCACCGACATCCAGACCGTACATCTACAGTCGATGGATTTTGAGGCTCATTTGTCTTGCGGTGTGAGTTTTTGATGAATGTCAAGAAAAAATAAAGACAACCCTTATGATGATTTCAGGATACTTACTGACTTTGAGAACCTGTATGAAGCCCACAAGTCATGCCGTAAAGGAAAACTATGGAAGGATTCTGCTGCATCTTATGATCTGAGAGCTCTTGAAAGCACATACTATCTGCAATGGCTCCTTGAATCAGGAACCTATCGGATGAGTGCTTATCACTGCTTCCACCTCAATGAAAGAGGTAAGGACAGAAACATCAAGTCCACAAAGTACAAAGACAGGGTGGTTCAGAAGTGCTTACATGAGAATATCATCCTGCCGTATATCAAGCCGAAGCTGATCTATGATACTGGTGCCTCTCTCAAAGATAAGGGCACGGACTTTCAGCTTGACCGTCTGAAAGAGCAGATAACACACTTTGTGCATCTATACGGCACAGATGGATGTGTTCTAGTAGGTGATATGCACCGCTACTACGATACACTAAGTCATGAGTGGCTTAATCAGTGGTATGCAAGAGGCTTCTCCGACAGATGGATTCTAGGACTTATAGCTCATATCCATGCCACTATACCAGGCGGTGTGGGTGTGCCTCTAGGCAATCAGCAATCACAGGATGATGCGTTAGTTGCGGGAAGTCCAATAGACCATTACGTCAAGGACTATAAGCAGGTCAAGGGATATGGCAGATATAATGACGATTTCTATGCTTTAGGTCAGACGAAGGAAGAACTGAAAGACCTTCTTGAAGGCATCAGAAATGTCGCTGAATCACTAGGCTTACAGCTGAATGAGAAGAAGACAAAAATAGTCTCTCTAAAGGACGGATTTAATTTTCTGGGATTCCACATATATGTCACGGATTCAGGCAAAGTGATTATGCGTATCAAAGCTAAATCAAAGAGCCGTCTGAGACAGAGGATAAGGAAGTTCAGGAAGAAAGTCGATGCAGGAGACATGACCTATGAGGATGCCAAAACGTCCTATCAGTCAGCCATAGCTCACTACAAGCGCGGCAGCTGCTATTATCTCATCCAAGAGATGGACTGCTACTTTTACAGCATATTTGAAGATCATCTAAGCGGTGAAGAAAAGAAAAAATTAGCGAAACTACGAAAAATTAAAAGATACCGAGAATGGAAAAGGAGGTCAAAACAAAATGGCAAAACTTCTCAGTAGTCTGCCTGTGGGTACAAAGGTAAAAGATACCGGGACTACCTACAACAGCAAGTCCATTTTATGGACTATCATGCAGCATGGTCACTCAGGTGATCCGGCTGGGTCTACGGCTCTTGTCACATCAAACATCATCACTATAAAGTGTTTTGATGCTATGGAAGCTGGCAATAGCAACTCAGACCGCAGGTCTTACGGCAACAACAGATACGCTGTATCTAACATAAGGCAGTGGCTTAATTCAGATGCAGCAGCCGGGAAGTGGTACTCAGCACAGCACTCAGCAGATGCAGCTCCTACGAACGCGAATGTATGGAGTAACTACAACGAGTATGATCAGGAAGCAGGCTTCTTAGCAAATTTCTCTGCCAAAATGAAGGCGGCACTGCTCACGGTCACAAAGACCGTAGCGAAGAACACGGTCACAGACGGCGGAGGTTCGGAAACTGTATCGGATAAGATTTTCTTACTCTCGAATACAGAGGTGGGGCTTGCCAATGAAAATAATGTGGCCGAAGGCTCTAAATATGCCCTGTTTTCGGATAATACCTCAAGGCTTGCGTATCCGACCGCAGAGGCCGTGACAAAGTCTGAGTACAAAAATAGCAATTTAGCATCAGGCAAGGCCTGGCGGTGGTGGCTCCGCTCTCCGAGTGCCGGGGACTCGTACAGTGCCCGCGTCGTGCACACGGATGGCTCGCTCAACCGC